TCCTTGTAGCAATTTACGCAATACATTTCACCGCGTGCGTGTAAACGTTTGAATGCGTCTACAGTCTTTTGCATAACTGGTAAACCACATTTAAAGCATATCATAACGCAACTCGGAATACAACGTGGAACCCAACTTGGAATATAACGTGGAACCCAACTTGGAATACAACGTTAAATACAACGTGGAATACAACTCGTAACTTAACGTGGGACCCAACGTTAAATACAACGTGTCACGCAACTCGTAACTTAACGTGGAATTTACACTCTCGCCTAGTCTCATGGTTACCCCATTAAATAATACTACGAAATAAACTCAGGAGAAAGCTTGGAACCGTTAAGCTCTGGATATCTAAAATAAAAAGCCTCTTCGGCGCTAGAACAAGCATCGTCAACACCTTCTACGTAAATAACCGTCTTGTTATTTTTCATTTTTAACTGCATTTTTAAAAATTTATGCTCTCCAACATCTTTTCCCAAATCAACCTTAATTAGTTCATACAAATGGCATTTTTTATCTAAAGTATTTATTTCAAATTTATCCAAAACAACCGCATTTGTGTCTCTGATAAATTTCTCTATTCCTATTTTTCGGATATACTCTCTTCGTACATCTACGTTTTCTTCGTTCAAAGCATTAATACCAGAAAGTTCTTCTGGCTTGCTAACAACTACGTTTTTAGGCATTTTAATTCCATTCAAATAGTACAAGCTATACCCATCAAAAAACTCTAAAGCCGGGGCTAAATCTTTGCTGAGTTTTTTTTCTGAATTAATATGTATTGCTTTTGGCCTTTCTGAAATAATACAAGTTTCAGAATATCCATACCACCAAAACGCATTTTTGGCAATCGTAACAAAGTTGTTTAGCTGTTTTCTTTCTTTTTCAGGATATATTTTTTTACCGCACAACTTTTCTCCACATAAATAAAACGCTATCCAATAAGAATCGAGGCTTCCCCAAAGATCGGTGTTTACATACACTCTTCCAAAATCCTTACTCCTTAAACGTTTTAGTATTACATCAATATCTTCTGTATCTCCTGCAATTTCATCAAAATTTTTAATTAACTTCTCAGCCTCAAGAGGAGAATTAACCCAAATAAAATTTTTCGGTTTTTGTTTACCACAATACTCATAATATGACGAAATTGCGTATTCACATTTTTTTTTGCCCAAATCAGTAGATTTACCTGCTCCAGTTCCAATTTCAAACCATTTTTTCTCGTATCCATTTATTATATTTTTTTGGAATTCATTAAATTCAGTTTTCATTTTAATTCTCCTTGTTTTTATTTTTTTAAAAAAATTAATCGATTACTTGTCGAACAATATTTTTAACGTGATCCTTTTCTCGTGGTTTTCCAATTAGATAAATTCCAGGTTTCAAATATTTTTCAACAACATTCAAATGTTCGTCGTGACCAACAACAACATCAGACAAAACCCGCAAAACAAGTTTATTTTTCAAAGAATAAATTTTAAACTTCCCCGAAATAACTTTATGCGAATTACCATTATTTCCGTTAATCAAAATACTGGTCTTAACTTCCTTAAAATCTTTAGTCAAAATACTTTCGTCAAATTGATAAAAAACGCAATCTCCCTGCAAACCCCACCGTTTAATCATTTTATTCACCTCGATTAGATTTAAGTACAAACCAACTTACTAAAAGTATAACATTTGTTTTAATTTTGTCAACATTTATTTTAAATTATTTTGTTTCATCCATTGCTTAACTTTGCGTTTAATTTCCTTTTGCTCAACGATTACACGCTTAGCACGCTCTTTGTAGTAATGTGGGCATTCATTCAAATAACCGTGTGGAGAGTCAATGATTGCAGCTCCACAATGTTCGCAGATAAAATCACGCATTCTAAACATCGCTTTTAAAGCTATATGTTTCAGGAAAAAACCGCATATTTACGGCCCCTATGCTTCCGCTCCTATTTTTAGCACAGGTAACTTTCATGCTATTTTTGTCCGCATCGTCTCGCGTTCTTTGATATTTCCAGTATAAAAACAAAACTAAATTTGCGGCTTCTTCAAGTCTACCACAAAAACGTAAATCAGTTAGTTGCGGTTCATGATCTTCCCGGCTTTCAATTGACCTACTTAACTGTGAAAGTATTATTGGAGTTATTTTTAAATTTCTACACGTAGACAAAATTAATTCTAAACCTTCTTCCTGCTCACCAATGTTTCCCTTACCTCCAAATTTAACCCGGTGAAAATGATCGAGCACGAAAAAATTAACTCCGTGTGTCTCGTAAGCCATTTGAATATTCAGCGATATTTCTTCCGGCGATAATCCCCCGCGAGTGTTAATTATCAATTTTTTCTCAATATCGTAAATTTTAGACGCCGCCGAGTTAATCAAAAAATCATAATCAGCGTTATTTACATTGTGTTTATAGTTAGGTCCACGTTTAATTTTCCACTCTTCAATTCCAGACAAACGTGATAAACGGCGCAAGTAAAGTTCTTTCTTGGTCATTTCCATGGACTGAAAGAACACACGATGCCCAAAATTCGCCCATCCTTCCATCAATTGGAGGGCAAAAGCCGTCTTACCATGTCCGGGCCTAGCCCCTAGTATAATAATCGATTCTGGGGCAAATTCTCGCAAATTTTGATCTAACGAAGGTATACCCCACGGAATACCCCATTGACCATCAGCCGGAACAAGTGATAATTCTTCCATAAGTTCGTGTATCGAATATTCTTTTTCCTTCTCACGGAACAAGCCGGTAGTCTTGCGCGAAACATCTTCCCAAACTAATTTACTCTCTCCACCTTCGTTTAATGCAATATGGGCCTCGGTGTATGCCTTTTCCATTTGGCGAACGCGGTAGTATTCAGCCACAATTTCAGCATAATGAGCGCAATGGGCCGATGAAGGTACAACATCGCTAATTTCTAAAATATCCTCCATGCCAATTTTACCGTCTGCAATTTGCTTAAAAAGTATATCGTGAAGCGTAACGGTGTCTATTGGTTTATCTTGCTTTATTAGCTCAGCCAATGCTTGCCAGATTAAACGATTTTTAGCAAAGTAAAAATATTGCGCATTTTCAATGGTCTGCTTGGCAATAACGTAAGCTGTTCTATCCTGCATAATTGATCCCAATACAGATTGCTCGGCCAATAAATCACTCTTGGGGTTTGAACACTGCGTAGGGTTTTGGCCCATTGGTTGTGATTGCATTTTGAGGTTTACCTCCGCTTCTTTTATAATTTGATGATAGCCAGTTTAAAGCAAATCTTGCATGATTTTTTTTCATTTTTTCTGGATTAGCAATAAGCCAAGCATCCATTTTTAAATATTCTTGAACAAAGTTTATTTCTGGATAAGCTTTCAAAAAAGATTCGTGATTTTTTAAAGGTATTTTTAAAAGCTCTCCTTGAAAATAAAAAACCATTGGGTGCTTTATGTCTTTTGTAATAGTGTCTTTTGTAATAGTGTCTTTTGTGTGTACCTGTTTGGGTACCCCATCAAAACCTGTTTGGGTACCCCCTAAAACCTGTTTGGGTATTACCTGAATAGGTAGTACCTGTTTGGGTATCAACCATTCACTATAGTGTTTATTTATTGTTGTTAATCCGTCTTTTTTAATGATTATTTTTTTGTTTTTTAGTTTTGTTATGGTTCGGGCGCAATGGTGGGGTAAGATCGAAGTTAATTCAGAAAGTTGGGAGTGAGAAATCCAATCCTGCTTTTTATTCCATCCATAAGTTTTGCGTATAATCGCGCCTAAAATTCTATGCTCATAATCAGATAGCTTTATTTTAAGCATAGCTTCATAAAGTTCGTTAGCTATTTTTACGTGACCATTTTCTACTTGCGGACTTTCCATTATTGTTCACTCGTCAAAAATTCATATATTTCATCACATACTTTTTTTGTATTTTGAATAATTTCTTTTCCGGTAAATCTAAAAATTTTATATCCTTTTAAAACTAAAAACCTTTCACGTTCTTTTTCTTTTCTTCGCTCTTCCTCGTTTCTTTCGTGAAATTGTTGACTGTCACATTCAACAATAACCTCTTTTATGCTTTTAATACTAACTTTATAATATTTAACCAGAAAATCAACTTTGTAACTTCCAACCTTAAATTGTGGGCAAAATTGCAAACCGATTTTATATTTTTTATTATTTATTTTCATTTCGGAAAATATGCTTCCTGGGATTAAATGGTAATAAAATCTGAATGCGGAATATAAAATTTGTTCTATTGGAGAAATTATGTTGAAATTTTTTAATTCTTTAAAAATCACTTCATAAAAACCATTTGAATATAATTCTCCTAATTCTTTGGAAAAATCGAAAATCTTTCTTTGAACATTATTTTCGAATTTTTGAATTTCGTACTGAATTGATTCTTGCATGGTATGAACCTCCGCTAAGGTTTGTTACTGACCGGGGCGTAGAGTAGCGGCTCTCGTTTCCCGGCCAGCATGTTAAACATATTGGCAGTATACACCATTCTTTAAAATTTACAAGTTAAAAAATTTTTCAAACGCATTTAAAACTTTACCATTTTGCATAGTGTTTTTACCTCTTTGCTATACCACGACTACCGCTTGCACAAATTAACGCCTATTTACCCCGTAGGATTGACAAATTAAGGCGTTTCACAACTAATTTATGCGCCGCAAAACTCCATTTATTAAGCGGAAGTTACTTTTATTCCTATTTTGAATTTCCCAAGTAGTCCACCTACAATTTTCTGGTCCGTAATTACCATAATTATAAATTCTATCTAAAGTAAGATTTTCAGAATATCCATTTTCTAAAGACCATTTTTTGAAATTTATATAATCATGCCATTCAAAACAAACTTTAACGCCCTTTCCTCCCCAATATTTAAAACCAGCAAATTTAACATTTTCACATCTAGTCAACATATTTTTCCAACAAGCATATAATCTTTTATTTTCTTTATAAAATCCATGTGTAACAATTCCGTTGTTCTTTCTTAAACAACCACATGATTTAATTTTTCCTCCGGTTAAATTATTTCCTCTTACAGAAGTAAACTTACCGCAATCGCACTTACAAAGCCAAATTTTATTATTTCTTGTGTCTTTTCCAGAGCATTCAATTACCGTTAATTTTCCAAAAACGTCATTTATTTTTGTCATTTTCCCTTCTTCCCATACGCCTTTACAGATTCTTTTAGTTCTTTCGGCTCTTTTACCTGTTTTTCACAAGGATAATTAATTTGTGCGTACAAAAACACAATTTCCCGTTGCTGAATTTCAGATTGTTTTTCCAAGTGTGACAATCGCTGTTCAACCGTTTCCGATGGACATGCTTGCGATAAGCACAAAAAAGACGCGATTAAACCAATGGTTATAAATATAAACTGCATAATTGATTTACGCATGACACCTCCGTTTTAATCAATTTCTAAGTGCATCAAGTTACAGTGTCCATCGTAGTTTAATTCTTTTGGTTCTTCCCGTGGCGCAAAGTTAAATGTAATCATCGCAGCCACTTTTTCCGGCATGTAGTCCACCGAGTAGCGATGCAAGCCTTTGGCGTCTGTGTGTTCAATGAAAGTAATTCCTTTAGCCCTAGCGTCACTCATGCGACCCGTAACATTTCGACACCTATGTCCTGCGCGTTCCAAATACGTGTAAATTTCTCCGGTGGTCATATCATGATTACAAAGTAAAGCTGATACAACTCTCAACCATTGAGGCGTCATTTTTCATGCTCCTTTTTGTGGCAGTCTGGGCATAAAACCTCAAGTCCGTTTGATGAAATAAGCAATCCTTCGTAAACCGAATCAATTATTTTTTCCCATTTCGCTATTCCAACTTTGTGATGGACTTCAACCTTTTGCTCTCTACCTTTTTCCTTAGACTGTTTGGCCCCGCACGACTGGCAAGAATAACCGGCAAGCTTTAACGCAAGCGCACGCTCACGACTACGTAGCCATACTTTGCGTAAAGCAGCTCGTACTTGTGAACGCGGAGTAATTGGCTTTCGTGTGCGTTTAACCATTATAATTTCACCTCGTGGTTTGAAAACTCAATACACTCACTACATTTTCCTGAAAATAACGCTCTGAATTTACACGTCCAGCATGACTTCTCAACACCAACCTTATTTATCGCGTCAACCGCTTGCTCTAGCGTGATACCCTTGGCATCAATGGCTTCACGCAACTTGTAAAACGTTTCAGGCGACCAGGTTATTGGCATGGTTATACCTTTTTTCTGCAATTATCCCACTCGCCACAAACACCACATGATTTAGTCTCACCTAAACCATTATCACAACTAGGCTCTTTAGAATTATCAATAATGCAATCTTGTTCACACGTTTTGAAAATCGTTTCTTCAATCGATCCGTGGGTTCCATTAAAAATTTTATTTTCAACATTGATTACAGCTTCGCGACCGCCAGCTAATTTAAAGTGCATCCAATATCCTTCATCGTTTTTAGTGACAAAAATCATTTTTTTCTCCTTTAAGCATCCATAGTTATTTTCAAGTTACCGTGTCCGTCGTATTCTATTTCTTTTGTTTCTTCCCGTTGCGCAAAGTTAAATGTAATCATCGCAGCCACTTTTTCCGGCATGTAGTCCACCGAGTAGCGATGCTCATATATTATCTACTTATGAGTTCCAGGACAAATCAAAATTTAGTTTAAATATGGTTAAAACAACGCCGTCAAAAGTACTTAAATCAGGACTGCAAATAGACAATTTATGAAATCCTTGTTTGTGCTTGTTTTTGTCCCAAGAAACAGAAAAATAAAATTTACTTATCCCAAAACCATAGTGTGTTCCAAACTCATTTTTCATATGTTTTATCCACCGACTTTCGTTTGTTCCAAAGTTCACGAACGCTATCAATAGAAAAACCGGGTAAAAACAATTCGCAGTTTTTACACATAACACCAAAACCTTTAGGTGATTCCCAAAATGTTGGTGTACACCCACACAGCGGACACGGTTTAAGTTCATTATTCATCTATTCCCCTTTCGACATTCCGGTGATTTAATCTCCTAAACCATCAAATATTTGTTGTATTTTCTCGCTTGTGTTTAACGCCCCACTTTGTATGCACTCAATTTTCATGGCGTCAATGAATGCGCTTAATTCATCCTTGGAGTAATCAGACATTGACTTAGGTATACGCACAAGCTGGTCTTTATACTCCATTTCGTAACAAGGACCGTAATCTAACTTTTTAATAATTTTGTACTTATTAACCGTACAATTTTCAGGCAAGTTAGCCATGCCAGAAAGATACAAACCAGTGACTAAAGCGTGTGCTGTTTTAATCTGTTTGTACGTTTTCCCCTCTTCCGGGTTGGTTATTTTAACATTTAAAATATCTCCATACTTTTCAAACAAGCGGTAAACTTCTTCGCTTTTAAACTCAAGCGTGAAATAATTGTCCGGGAAAGACACGAGTTTTAAGTTCTGATTAAACAAAGTTACCTCCTAAAAAGGTATTACGTTTCCACTATCTCCAAAACGGCCCCATTGCCAAACTCCTTTATCATTAGTTCGGCAAGCATAACCTTCGGAAATATATTTCGCCTTATTTTCTTTCCAATCTTTGGGTATTTTGTCAGGTCCACCAATTACATTAAAAACCTTACCCCCTTCTTTTTTTACTGTTTCATTTGGTTTTTCTGTGGGATTATACTCCGGATGTTTTTCGTTTGTTATTTCTGTTTTTGTCATTTCGTCAGCTTCAGCGTCGTCTTTGCTCGCCAACATGAACAAATCATTTAAAGCGTATTTCATTGCCCCTGTTTGCGCTTTGTAGGACGCTTTATCCCCGGCTCTACCTTCCTTGTTTTTGTCAATACCCTCTCCTATTCCGACAAATTCGAGGCTTTCTGTTCCGTCGGTTATTTCAAAAGTAACTTCCATTAAAACGTAACCTGGTTCAGAAAAAATTATTTTTTTGGATTTAGGAACAATAACAACTCCGTACTGGGTTAAAATCGGCTGTAACTTATTTGCTATAGCTTCGTGACTGCGATAATTATAGTGTTGAAATGAATTTTCTGCCGTCTTCGGTATTGCCCCCAAAGCGTCCATAACAAATGAAATTTTTGCAATAAAATCTTTTTTACTTAAAGACTCCATCATATCCCCCTTGTTTTTTGATCGTTCAGATTTAGCTGTTCAATGTGGTCAGTGATTGTAATTCCTTTACTTCCTAGCGTTAAATTTTGTTCACCGAAGTCTTGCCAAGCAGCGTTTAGCGTAACTTCGTCAAGTGCGACACCATGATAAAGCTTTGCAAACTCCGCATATCGTTGCTTAGTGTATGGAGCACTAAGGCAAGACGAACACAAATGCGACTCAACTTCTTTAAATGTTGTAGATTCTTCAACAATAATTACCTCATCCATTCCGCACATTTGGCAAGTTACACCACATTTTATTTTACCGTTTACCGGTTCATAGTAATTTAGGCTCATTGTTCCCCCTAACCGATTTTTGATTGCACTAAATGTCTATCCATGTATTCCTTGATTGCTTCTGCCGTCAATTCTTGCTCAGTTCCAAACAATCCAGCTAACTTACGACTTTTAATCCACGCTTTCCACCGTTGCTTTAATGTCTTGTCAATTCGAGTATTTAACGCTTCCAAATGATTTTTCGCTCGCATAACTTTTTTAGCCACCTGTCACACCTCCTTTGTTATGATGTTAGTATATCATTTGTAATACATTTGTCAACTATTTTTTATTGTTTTCTTCGGTATGGTTGTTTCATTTCAACATACTTTTGACCGAAGCGTATCATGCGTCCAATGATGACAGCTAAGTAAAACATGGCGATTATCAATAACATGGAAAACACCCAAACGCCTATGCGAGTATGAAAAATTAAGTGGATCATTTACCCTCCGTTCCGATGGTTGGGAGCGCGTGAATTTTCTCTTCTAAAATTATCAAAACTTATAAACCATCGTTAGGGTCATGCACTGCCTCATTTATTAAATACGCGACCGACTTCTTCTCCACATACTCACCTTGCGCTAGGGAGTAGAGGGAAGTGAACGCAACACAAATATGCTTATTGCGTTTTTCTGGGTTTGTAAAGTTTAGCCGTACCGTATCTATAAAGGCATTTTTTAATATCAGCAGCCCTCGATATAAATCACCTTCCGGTATCTCGCACGCTAAAATTTCCTCAACGCTCATAACTTTCATTTGTTGAGTCCGCCCTTCATTTTAATTAAGTTGATTTTTTTAATCTTTGTTAGCATATGACCGTGGTACTTTAAAACAGCATCTTCGCGTATCTCATTAAGTCTAATTAGTTAAATCCTCCCTCGTAACATCTTACTATAACTTTCACATGCGGCTAATTCTTCTTCCAAATTATTTACAGTTGACATATCTAATTGTGTGAAAAATGGTTTGAACTTCTTCACAGAAAAAGGAAACACAGAATCAAACCATTTTGAATCATACCAAATATATCTCATAACCTACCCTTTCGCGCGTTTTCTAATTTTAATAAATCTCGGATCTCAATTATTACCGCCCAAAATTAATCAAGCCAATAGGCAAATATTAAAGACATTGCTGCTACCAACATCCTGTTAAAAGTATTAAAAAATCACTCATTTCCGCTTACCACCTTTCTTGTGCGCTAGGCAACGCTCGCAAGTAACTTTAGCCCAATTTATAGATGCTCTGGATTGCTCTAGCACAATTCCTCCACACGCAATAGCAATCATTCCAAAACGAATAAAATCAATTTGTTTATGCACCACTTTTTTCATTTAGCGCCGACTTCTATTCTTGCGTCTGCTCAATTTTGATATTTTATTCTGCTTTCTTACTTTACCTTTTTTATTCTTATTTTCGTTTCGGTTATGTGTTCTATCATCACTCATCATCAAACCAGATAAAGTATAGGGTAAATAACTTTTAAGGCTCACTCAACACCTCTTCCCCGGCTCGGATGGCTTCGTTGATTTTATCTCGCGTAGTTCCATAAGGAATCACGTACTTTAATAATTCGGTTTGCATCCTTACCACTTCTCGTAGGCGTGCGTTTTCTATAAAGCAATGTTCACATTTAGTTTTCCATACCGAGGAAGAATCATTACGATAAAGTTTACCAGTCGATTCAATAAATATTTTTTTAATCCCAGGAGAATTTTCGTCCGAATGCTTGTAAAGCTCTGCGCTGTGTTTTGAACACGAAATTTCATCGTAACGTTTTCCCATGTCATCACAAGAAACGACACGATGATTGCATTTATGACTATTACAAAACAAACATTTAGTATCTGAACGTTTAATCATCTAAACTCCCTCCGCCTTTTTCAGTGCTGACGCGAGTTGGCAATCCGGTTTGTGACCGTTCACTTGATTGTTCCCGCAGCAAGGACACTCGTTGTAAGCTTCGTTGATTGAAATATAAACTTCTTTCCACTCCACTGCCTTAAGCGCGGCGTACATGTCTGGGGCTGATGCCCACAAAACGGCATCTTCATACTTTCTTACATCTGCCAAAGCTTCTTTTCCAGAAAAAATAGTTATGTCGTTGTACCCATTCATGTCACAAGTGTGTGCTCTCAGCGGCCCCGGCGTAAACTTTGGCTCACTCATGGCTTAACCTCAATTTTTATCTGTCTTTTAAATTCGCACTTATCACATTCAAATATGCCGGGGGACGTTTCGGTAATATTCCCTCCACATTCACAAGGAAACGACTCTTTTTTGTCCTCTGGAATTTCATCAAAGCTCACGGCTGCACCTCCGGAGTCAGGGATGCGAGGCGACGGGTTATTTCATTTGTTGTATGTCTACCGCTCCATCTTTCTTTTTTGAAGCAAGTTTCTATCTCCTCAACTATATTGATTACCTGTGCGATTGCCTGCGCGTGGCCTTGTTTAAAACCAACTTGCTTGCCATGTTCAATTCCCTGCATGTGTATATCAATTTCTTCTGGAGTCGCCACATTTCCTACGCGCATATCCTTCTGCGTCTCGGCTTCCAGAGAGATTAGTGCATCAGCGAAATCAAGTGCAAATTTAACAACTTGTTTTTCATCTTCGGTGTGACTTCTTTTACAACGAATATACTCATATACTGCGCCGGATGATATTTCAAGTCTGTCATTCATGGTTCACCTCCAAATATTCGTTGAGCACAATTGTTTGGTATTTAAGCGCCTCGGAGCGCGTAAACGTTTCAACCGCTAACCGCGCCATTGCATACGCATATTTGCATTTCAAAATAACCAGTTTTTCTACCGCAGTTAATTCAACCATGATTTATTCCCCCTTAAATTTTATTTTGTTTTACCAACCAATCAGCACATCTACTTCTAGCAACATCAACGTTTTTGGCAATAGTAGAAAACAAAGATCCATCTTTACTTCTATAAAAGTATTCAACCATTTGTTTTTTTAGAATATTTGATTGAAACGTTTCAAATTTTTCTTCCCTGTTTTTTATTTCTTTGACTTCAATCATTGTCTTGAACCACCTTGAATTTGTAACCACAAAACAAGTATAACATTTGTTTGGTTTTTGTCAATTCTTTTTTTAGATAAAAGGAAGGCCGCTCCTTTTCAGAAGCGGCCAGGACAACGCTCGTAGCCAGGGGGATGAACAACGAGCGCCGAGGCGATATGCTAATTATACAGAAAATTAACTATCTGTAAAGCTTAAAATTAAACGTTGAAATTTTAACACTTCGCTGATTAATTAAACCGTCGAATAAATCACCGGGAACGGCTTCCTGCCAATTAACACCAGGCCCGACTACTTCGCGTATTAAAGGATGGTGCATGTACGCCCACGCTATCAATTCCGAACAATTAACCAGTTTAGGATCATCTGGAATAATCGGGAAAACAACGTGCACCCCTGCCGCGTAATCATATTTTTCTCCCACTCTTGAATATATACGGTTTTTTATTATAGAAAATTCGCGCGGGTTTAAATCAGTAAACGTAAAGGCGATTATTTGATATTCATCCGAATTAAATCGGTCAAGTGTGGTAACTACTATTCTTCCTTGATCCGCTTCTGCACTTACCGTTTCATGCACTATACCTTTATTACCACCATTTAAACCAAAGTATGTTTCGCCGTGTGAAAACAGCGAACCTGTGGCCGAAGTTATCATGCCGCTAGTTCCCTTACCGTCTGTACGTCGAACAAGCACAATTGTACCGGGCATTAAAGATTTAACAAATTCAGCGTATTCGGTTTTGACAAAATTAACTGTTTTGCTGAAAAATCCAAAGTAACCCATGATTGACTTGAATAGTTTATACATTAGGGCTGATTCCTTTATTTTTTTCTTCTAAAACTTTTTGTCCAAAAAACAAAAACGCCAAAGAAACTATCGCGCTTAATCCCGCATAAAGAAGCCCATAGGCTTCAACCCTAACCCACAACGGTAGAAAACATATAACCATCACATTACCGCCAGACCAAAGGACGATAATCATTCTTCTAAGGCCAATTAACTTTTCAAGAAATTTATCCATTAGTACCATCCCCACCAATATGATTTAGAAAAACTTTTTTTGCGCTTTATTACGGTTGGAGTAGGTGTAGTAATATCGTAACTCACCTCAGCATAACACCACGAGCATGCAACAATTGGGCTGCAATCAGTAGAGTATATGCCAAACGCCTGTAACGGTTTTGTTCCACCGCCATTAATTTCATCCACCGACCATGCTGATTCGGTGGCTGGATTTGTAGTCAAAGCATATCCGTATAGCGAATACGAAGTTGTAGGGTTAATTAGTGATGCGGAAATTGGATAAGCCGTATTACTTACCGTTACAGCCACACCCATAGTAGAAACCCCAGCGCTTTGAATTGCCGAAGTAAAATAAATTGCCAATGAAATGTTTGTGGCGTTTTCGGGAACGGAAAATTTTGAAAAACCCATAATTAATTCTCCGGGAGTACCGTTCCAATACATATAAGCAGAATCATCGCGGGTTGTTTCCGAAACGTGCGAGAAATAATTTGCGGGTGATCCGGGAACATATCCTGGACTTCCACCTATTTGGTAGTCGCTGGTAGGGCGTTGCGTTTCTGTAGCTGAAAACGAAATTGACGCGCACATCAAAACCATAAAAATGGATAGCAATATTTTTTTCATTAGTATGCCACCCCATTGGCGGTTATCGTGTTGCTAGTTCCTAAATTTGAAATCTTGGTACCAGGCATGTCAATGATATTTCCGCCACCAAGGCAGTGGCTTGAGTTTGAAGTCATAACGATTCCATTTGCAATCAACGTGTTTCCGTTGCACTCAATGATATTTGTGTCTACCGAACAATACCCGGATGCAACCTGTATACCAGTGCATCCCGTGATCTCTGTATAGTGGTGAATTTCGTTAAGATGCGCGAAAGAATAACTTGCTCCTGTTCCAAAATTAATACCGATGTTTGAAATTCCGGCCATGAAAATAATATTATTTATTGCTTTGGTAGCGGGAGAATTGGAGTGTATGGGGTTTCCGAGAATGTGAATAAATTTGCTACCCGTTATCCTTGCGTCTGTGCCGCTTTTGAAGTACACGCCCTTAGCGTTGCTGTCTTCAAAAATACAGTCAACAAAACGTGTTCCCCAACATGAATTGAACTCGGCACAGTTACCGTTCATGTTGTAGAAAAATACGTTTTGAAAAAGCGTGTCCGCACATTGACCGGTTCCGAGTCCGTCATAGTATCCGCGTCCACCCGATGGGTTGTTTGCTCGGTTTCCGTTTATCATCAAGCCTCGGATGGTAATGAACGTTGAGGAACCTGCGGTGATTGATGTTGCAAATGCGTCGCAGTTTGACCCATTTGCCATGTATATGGTAGTGCATGCAGCTCCCATACCCTCGATGGTTATTCCACCATACGAAAGTGCGGGTATAATTACAGTTCCAGAAAAGTTGTATAATCCTCCAAGAACTTTTATGAGCGCTGCATGAGGCAGGGTTTTTACATAATCGAGCATATCTTGCCACACCAGATTATCGTTTGTTCCGGTGCAAAAATAGTCGGCTCCCGCCGTTTGACTAGATGAAAGTGAAGCAATGGTGATAGTCGCACTTGGGGAGTACGGATTGGCATAGGATGGTGATGCCGCACTCGCTTTTACGCTAAAGCAAGCCATCAATAAAAATGCGGTAAATATTTTTTTCATTTAACCCTCTGTTTTAGTTCGTTAATTAACTGGTTTGTTTTATTTGTGTTTTCTTCCAACATAGAAAACAATTTGTTTTGATTAGATAAGTTTTCTACCGACTTATTTACCACGGTCATATATCCGACAATCACAGTAAGCGCAATGCTTAGAAATAAGCTTCCTACAATTACCACGTTTGTTTTAAACCAAAATTCGGTTTTGTTTGCGGCAGCTAATGACTTAGCTGTATTTTCTGCCGCGTCTTGATTATGCTTACAAAAGGCATCTATTTTTTTTGAGTGGTCTTGTATTAGTCCGCTATTTGTCAATTCATTTTGCTTAACCGTATTTATTCTATAATTGAGTTCAATCCTTGACGCCTCTTGGTCTTTCCTCACCTGTTCAAACTCAATTTTAATTTTTTCGGCCAAATTACGGGAATATACAGTTCCGCATTCATTTAGTTTAGAAATTGTTTCGGCCAAATCACGATCAGGACTCATTGGTAATCTCTCCTGCAATTATTTCAAAAATCGACATTTCTATTAACATTCCAACAGTAAAACCCATTGCCTGCAAATCATAAATAAACTGGTTACTGTACAAAATGTAATTATCATCCATTGCTTGCCATTGACGCTTTGATTGCGGTCACACCATCGCCATCAACTTGAACATGTAAATGAAAACCAACCACATCATGCGCTAAAGCCGTCTCACATTTACCCGTATATTCAAAGTGACTATTCAAAAATTCAACCATTAAATTAATTTCTTCTTTCGTGAAGTCAAGTGCCCTTAAATCAATTCCACGCCAAACTTCGTGCACGCCCACTTTTTCAATCATTTCTACATCATTGGCATAAATCAAACGGCGTTCTTCTTCGGTTCGGTAAATTTCTGTAATCACTAAAAACTTTTGAAAGTTATCAAACACAAAACCAGCAAGGGCGTAAATAATCACGCGCAAACGCCCGTCTAAACGTTTATCTTTCCACTCGTCAACTTGGCGCTGATTTTTAAAATTAATTAAGTGCATCATTTAACCCACCTTATTCAATATATTCATTATTCGCTAGAACACTTAAGTCTTTTTCTCTGTTTTTTTGTTCTGATAAAAATTGTTCTAGCTGCTTGCGTTTAAGCATTGCATCCGTGGCTTGTTTTTCTTTAATTAGTTTATCAATATACGTTTTATAATATTCAGATTGCGAAGGATCGGTATTTATTGCCTTTTGAAATGACTGTATAGCTCCCACAAAATCAGGCCCGTTAGGGTCGTGATATGCAGATAGTGCCTCTCGTACATATTGAGATGCAGGAGATTTATCGGGATTAATTTCCTGACGTGTCTGTTCTGGATTATACATACTTGCGTTAGCCGCAGGAACGGAAAAAGGGTTATTGAACGGTGTTTTATTTACAAATGTTTTATACGGTTTTTTTGATCCAAACAAAGAAGCTAATTGCTCCAACAATCCTGGTTGTTTTTGTTCCCACATTTTATTTTCCTTTGTTGTACGAGTTAAAGTCATTTATTAGTTTCTTAAGTTGTTCCCTCTTTATTTTAACGTTAATCTCTTTTTCTTTAGGATTAAGTCTAGCGTCAATATTCGAGCTTATAATACCCGACGTTAACTCCTTAACGTTTTTCTTTAAATCCGAAGTTTTTCGGTTATTTAAAGACCGCATATTTACCGGCGTTTGCTTTAGACCGATCATTGAACTAGCAAATCCAGGAACACTTTGTATATCTCCTGACGATGTTATTGGCTTTCCTTCTAAAGCAGACATTAATTGTTCGGACTGATATGTTCCAGGAATTAATGGCGTAGCTGGAAGCAACGTTTTTAAAATGTGCCCTATTTGTTTTCCGCCTTTAGTTGACGCAATGGCTTTTTTAAGTGCTTCTCCGCTATTCAATCCACTTTCTTTAAGCATGGAATACGTACTAACTAAATCTCCAATTAGCTTAGGGTCAGTTTCGTTAAAAACTTTTGACCCAAAATAAAACTTTTTATTTACACCTGGGGCTATTTCTAAAAAAGCTTGAAGCGGTGAAGAAGGTTGTAGAGCTTGTGGCGCCGCTCCCTTAAGCATACCCTGCCCAGTTTGTCTTTCAATTAAATCCGGAAGTCCAGGAACGGTATATGACAAATCAATAATATTTGGATTTTCCTTAGTTCCTCCGGTTATTAAAAACCAATCGCCGTAACGATCCTGCAAGTTGGCAATATCTTTTCCCGTAAGTCCTAGCTTTTGCGTTTGTCTATCATTCCAAGAATCCTTAAAAGCGATTATAGGCAATGCTCTGCTTGGGGCTTGCAGCATTGTTTTAGATACATATGGAAGCGCCTTGGATGAATATGTGGCAAACGGAAAAACGGTGCTTTTAATTAAGTCTTTAACAAAACGCGGCTTATCTGAATAATCAAATAAAGCTTCAGTGGCTTTTTTGTAAGCTTCTTTCCCTGAAACTCCACGGTTCATTAACCATTCGACCATAGCTTCTTTTTGAACGTTTTCTAAAGATCCATAGATACTTCCCGGAACATTTAAGACTTTTTTGGCAGCGGTCTTAATTTCGCTAGGCTTATTCATTCCTGAAAACGAAGAACCCAATTTCATTGTTTCGGCATCAGAAAAAGTAGAGCCGCCACCACCATATCGGTTAACTACCCTAGTTATCATATCCGACTCGCCATTTGCCTTCATAGCCAACCGCTTAGAAGAAAGCTTAAAGGCGTCTATGGGGTCAACCCCGCTAAACATCATTTGAATAGGATTAGAAAATAAAAAGTTTCGTCCCTGTGCAGCGGTAGAAAAAGGGACTTTCCCTGTTTTCCAAATTCCCATAGCGTTACTTAATATCTTTTCAACGGGACCCATCTTTTTATTAAATCCAATAAGGTACTCGCCATCCGCCCTAGGTATCCATTTATTAGCCAAAGCGCCATAACGATTACTTTCCGGCAATTGCACATAGCTCTTACCGTCCACAATGGCCGTTTTAGCGTCTACAGACCCTATTTTAACGACTTTCTGGTACGGCATAGCCTCTTTTACTGCCTGTGGCAATTCATCCATAGAATAGCCCGGAATTTTCGATATTTGGTCATACATACGCCCAAAGCGGGAAGTAGTATAAGTACGTTGCGAACCGACTCCTACCGAGTACCCTATCGACTCTGGACCCAATTTACCCGCGTTCTTTTGAAAGTTAGCGTATGCTTTATTTCCTTCGTACATTTTATTTTTAGCATTAATTTGTATTTGTGCTATTTTTTTTTCAAATTCAGAAACATTATTGTTTATTTGTTTGATTATTTTTTGTTTAGAAAATTCTTTTATGTTTTTAGCAATTGCGTCATACTTATCTTTTTTTCCATAAATTATAGGTTTCCCTTGGTCAATTATATTTTTTTTAGTAAAATCATTTTTAGGTATTTCTAGTATTGGACGTTCACTAATTGGGTCTTTAGAAAAAAAATGTCCTTCCCCAAACTTCATTTTAGGCTCTGTTGAAGTCCTGAGTTTTTGGGCTATTTCTTCTACCGGCAATTTAAAAATTTCGGTTAATTTATTTTTCCCGTTTTCTTTTATTAAAATCCTCATTCCTTCCATTAGCTTCTTTCTATCAATAGCAAAGTTGGTGGCTGGCAATTCTTTTTCTGTTTTAGCCAATTCAATTGCGGTTCTTCTTATATCCATATTTAAAATATCGTCTATGTTTTTTATATTAACTTTATCTTTAAGCAACCCTTTTAAATTATTATCCTTAACGACATCTTCTATTTTTGGTAAAAATCCTTTGCCTTTATGTTCAAATAACTCCTCTTTTACAGAAAATTCTCCAGGGCTATTCATTCCTTTAAGTCTTTGAATTAAACCCGTCGATATTTGTTCTTCTTCTAAATGCTTTAAATATTTGGGATTTTCGAAAAACTCATAAAATGTTTTAGCGTATTTATCTTTGTTCGCTGAGAACGTTTCTTTGCTAAGCAATCCCGCATTAACCGCCTCCTGACCTGCGCGTGTGGCTGTCTTACGCAAATCCTTAGCTATTTTCAAAATATCCTCAACTGGATTTTTAAATTGCGCCAAAGCTGCGGGATTAGTCTTTTGAATATTTGAAATTGCCTTTTTTAATGTATCGTATTTACTTTCCGTAGTGTATATATTTCCATATTCAGTGGCTTTTCCTATTTTTCTTGTAGTCTTTGCAGGAGCATCAGAAATTAAAGTTTCTCCTACAAGCTTGCGTATTTCAGGACTTTCAATATTCTGCCAAGGTTCAACTCTGGCTTTAACGTATTCTCCGAAATTGCCAATATCCCTACGTGCCTTAGTCACTTCTTCAAATACTTTAGGCGTCATTATCTTGGACGGAGTTCTGAAGTAATTAATTGCCTTTTCTTCGTCGCCAATAATAGACCCAATAAGTTTAGGAACAAAATCACCAAAGCCCTCAAATACTTGTTTACCTATACCTGAAGCACCTACACTCGTAAACGACTTATCGCCCATCATTTTAAGTAATGATCCTAAACCTTGTTCAGGAGCAAGTTTGGAAGCAGCACGAATACCCTTTAAACCAAGTTCGCCACCACCAGCAACTAACATAGTTGGATCGGTTGCAATTTCAGCACCAAGCGCCGTTACTGGCTTAATATAATCAGCTAATGTTTGACGTGAAACACTGGGTATACCTGTTTGAGTAGGCGTCTTTGCCCTTAATTTATCACCGTAAATGGCGTTAGCTGCCCCGACTCCATAATTTAAAATGGAGTTTTGCAGAAAATCAAGATTAACTTTTCCACCCGTGATAGCATCATTTCCTTCGTTTATTCCAACCGGAATATTTACAATAGGAGCAGACGGAGTTACACCAGAAGGAGTTAAATTAGGAACGTTAATTTGACCTGAATTTATCGCTAAGTTAACAATGGGTCCAAGTGATTTATCAAGTCCTGTTTTATCTATCAGTGTCTGCGCTTGTTTGTCTGTTACCGTAGCACCCAACAATTTACCTAAACCCTTGACTACATCTTTAGGAGTAAAGTTCCCCGGCAATATATTGGATGCGTCCGAAAATGACTTGGTAACGTTATCGGTTACTGATTCACCTTTTAAATTTTTAATACCTTGGTATGCTAAGTTCGACGCTATTTCTTGTGGAGCCTTTGCTGCACCCCATGCCGCTTTTCCTGCATCCGAATAAATTTCTGCCATAGATGGTCCTAGCGCAGAAGTTATTGAATTAGATATTTTCTTCTTAGGTATATCCCTATACGTTTTAAATAAATCCAATGCCGCACGTAAAGATAAATTAGTTAATGGATTGCCTGTATAGCCACCGCCAGTATTCCCGGCATAGCTGTCTAAGTTTCCATATTTTTCGATATCTTCGCGTAACGACATTAACTATCTCCCCATGAATTTTCGAGCTAGTAAATCAACAAGGTTGGGCGCTTGTGTCGGTTGTGCTGTTTGCGTGGTATCCATAGGCATACCTTGGACCCGCCCAATACCTTGCATGTTTTGGGCTGCTAGTTTATCAGCTTCTTGTTTTGCTTTGTAATTCATATACCGGGTATTATCTGTGGTTCCAACCAAAGCCGGACTTAACCCTTGATCTATACCATCAAATTTATGGCGGTTTAATTGTTCCTGCCATATTTTTTTCTGAGCTTTAGCGTCCTCCAAATCCGACAATAACTGCTTTCTATCTTCGGGGTCGGTCATAATACTTAACTTACCTTGTATCCCCAAAAGCTTTGCATCCCAATTAGTTACCACATCTGTCAATTGTTTGTTTTGCTGTACCCAAAGTTTAGCTATTTCATCCGGTCTATTTGCCTTAACTCTGGATAAATCTTGTTTGGTTAAGTTGGTGTTTTTGTTATTTAACATACTACCTAAAGTTCCGAAAGTACTTCCAGCAATGGGCTTGTCAATAGAAGGCATACCTAATTCACTTAAAACTGGATTAGCCAATTCATATGGAACCTCTTGATTCCTTCCTGACATATATTCGGCTTGAGCTGATATAAGGGGAGCTTGTTGTTCCATTTGCAATCGCTTTAACGTATTATCTTCTCCCATATTAGCTATTTGAGCATCCTGTAGTCGTTGCTTCATTTTTAACTCTTCTTCATTTTGAGCGCCTTGACGTGCCCCACTATATCCTTGTTGAAATCCTTGTAAAAGAGCGGCAATGCCCTTCATTGTTTGTGCGTCTTCCATAATCCCTCCATACTAACTATAGTTATTTTTAACGATTGCATTACCGCCAGCTTTAATACCACCACCCAAAGCAGCACCACCCGCTGGGCCTCCGTAAACCGTTCCAATTATAGCGCCAAGTGCAGACAAAAAGTCGACAACGCTTCCGGCGTTTTGATTTTTACGCAGTCTATCGCTTTGTTCCTGCATAAGTTTTTTAGATGCTTCTAACCTATTCTTATTAATCAATTCGGTTGAAGTTCTATTTGCATTTATAATTCCTAAATCAGCCAACCTAGCATCTTGACTATTTACAAGCGCGTTATACACCGCTTTATTTCCAAGTCCATAATTAACCATGTTTTCCGAGTTCTTTGCGTTTGTTCCCCAATCTTGGTATTGATTAGCATATTTTTTCTCCGCCATGTTTAAGTTGTTTGTTACATCGTAAGATTTTTTAGCGGCATTAGAAAATTCAGCGCCAGAAAAAACGTTGCCTACATCATTAGTTTTATACTGGTCAGATAAACCAGCGGTGGCTTCGTTAGCGTAATTTCGAGTAGTGGCTAAATTATCCGAAGTATACTGAGGCATTACATACTTGCTAATAATGTCCATAAACTGATTCTTCTGTAACTTATCATTATACTTTTGCTGGCGTTCTAAGTATCCGTAATCCATGTTACCTCCTAATAATTAAGCCAATTTTTACCAGCACTATACAAATCTTCGCTATAAGTATTACCTGTTTTACTGTTTGTATTTAACGCTTTATTGGTATTGTTGTAAAGATTAGAGTTGTTCATAACCGCCTGAGTTAGAGGAACACTCGACGAAGAAGACGACGTTGTATTATTCGCACCCGTATTTTTGTTATTAAAGTTATATGCCGCAGTTCCACCCAACTGTCCGGCGGTTCCCCATAATTGGCTTATAGCGTTAATCGAATCTAAATAGTCTTGATCGTTATACTTATTTTGAGTTTGTAACGTTTCATAATCAATTCCTGTTTGTGCCGCTTGTTCGTTTATTTTATTATTTATGGCGCTTTGGTTCGTTCTGTAATAATCGTCCCATGACTGACCGGATTTTTTAAACTCATCCATTATGTTTTGAGAAACATTTCTAACGGAAGTATTATATCCGCTTTGAGCTAGTGAATCCAAAAACGTTTGTAAATCTGCTCCAATGTTTTCTTGCTTATTTTGAACAGCCAAGTTCCGCTGCGCCAAAGCTTCTGACAATTGATTACCTGTCAATCCAGCAGTAGAAGTACCGCGCGACGCAGCGTTTTCCATGATCGTTTTCAAACCTTCTTGATAGGGTTTGTCCAATGATTCCGAAAAAGCTTTCATAACTTCCGGCCCTGTTTTGTTTTTAACTTGTTCGGCATACGTTGGCATCAACTGGTTATATATTTGGTTCATCCACTCTTCGGGAGTTTGCGCCCCAAAATAGTTGTTAGAGTTGCTTTTACCATAACCATATCCTTCTTTCGAAGTAGAATCACCAGTGGGCTTAAAATCGCCATACGTAGTATTTACATACTGGGATATAGTCTCTTCCGGTATATACGCCTTATCGTGTTCGCTCCAATACTTAGTAATGCCTTGCTGTTTTTGCATATCTAACAAGTTAGCTTTGTTTTGTTCTAAATCGTTTATTTGTGATTGAAGTTTATTTACCTCATTTTCTTTTTGAGCTACTGCATGTTGTGCATTTAAATCCATAGGGTATGTAGACTTTGATTTAGCATCTTCAATTTCAGACTTCCAATTAAACGTTTCGTACAAAAGTCTTTTTTGTTCTTCTGAATACTTGTTTATTTCATCGTTGCTTTTTTTCCAACCTTCACTTATCTTTAGTCCAGGAAATCGGTCCGGATATTTAGAAATTATTTCATCTAAGGACAATCCCTGTATATCTTTATCGTTACCCTTATTAAGCATGGGTAAAGTATAATCTCCATTACCTCCGGTTGCGGCTCGGTTAGATAAGTATGTTTGGGGAGTAGTTACTGTATCTCTTCCATTTTTGTCTTTAACTAAAATAGTTCCGTCTGGACGAGTGTTTTCTTTTATAAAATTAATCTCTGCAGTATATGACTTAGGAACAAACGTATCGCCTTTTATCCAGATCCCATCCTTACCTTGTATTTCAAATTTATCAAGTCCTCCTCCGCCAAAAACATAATCAGCGTTACCGCTGTATATTTTTCCGTCTGGAGCCTTAAATGTAATTTTGCCGTCAGAATCAATTAAGTCATTTATTTTTTCAGATTCTTCTTTTGAATAAGAAAAATAACCGGCTTGGGGATTAAGATATTGATACGTATTCGCCATAGTAACTCCTTTAACTCACTATTTCATCTGGCACATTTTGCGCGGGCTTAGTTATAGCCAGTGTTTCCATTTCGTGCCTTTTTGCGTCCAGCTTATACTCGTTAAGCCTAACTGATGCCCGGATAAACTGTTTTATATATCGTTCGGCAAAGGCTTTATTTGTTTCTCCTGATTGCTTTCCAATAAAATTAAATTTCCACTCAATTACACCATTTGAACGCAAAAATAAATCTTTATCCGCTAATCCATTAAGCATACGTAAAACCGTTGCTACGTGTGCGTCTGGTATAGTTACATTAAGCGTTACGTCTGCCATATTTTGCTCCTTAAAGTTATGTTGGGGCCGTATATGCCGTTAAAATTCCTTTTGTAAACGTCATACTTCCAGCCACAGTAGCCGGAGCTACGGGCGCAACTGGAACAGTAGCGTCAATACCAGCAGTCGCGCCAACTTTAAACCCAGCACTTGCACAATTTCCAGTAGTGGATAAGTTAGTTCCATCAAAAGTCAAGCCAGCGTCATCTTTAAGCCTTCCGTTAGTTGTTGCGTATGGTATTCTACCAGACGTTAAAGCTGTGCCGTCATCAAGAACAAACTTTTTTCTTGCCGCTCCCGTAGTTATGGTGGCGTATAAATCATCGGTTAAAAACTCAATTGCTCCAGATTCTGGCGTGGTCATAAGTGGTCCAGATAAAATTTTCAAAGGTGCGCTACTTGCTGCAGTTGTTCCGGCAGGTAGTTGAAGTCTAGCGGTTCCATACTCCCCGCCAATGGTTACATTACCCCACTCAAAGTCGGTATAAACAGGTGTATATCCATCGGACCCACCCTTAGTTACTTTAAAAAAATTTTTGGCGTCTGTAAAATTATCGTTAGGAAATCTCTGAATTACCTGATATTCCCCAATAGAAAAGTCGGTAAATTTATGATTCGTTCCGGCAGGTGAGTTTTTAAATTGAAATCCAAGCGCACCAGAACCGGTTACGTCCAATTCAACTAAAAAAGTAGCGTTATTAAATCCCCTTATATGCAAGTTAGACTCAACCGCTGTAACATTTACGCCAACTCTTTTACCAGTAGGCATAAGCGAAAAATACCCATTTGAATTTGTTTGAAAATCTGTATATAACGCATTATCTGTATGAGTTGCTCTAATCTGTGCGGCTGTAGTATCAAGCGCGTCAATTTTTCTACGCGGAGTTATCGTACCAGCACCAACGCTTCCAGTGGTCACAAGATTATTTCCTTGTAAGTTTATGGTTTGATTGGCGTTTGATCCGTCAAGTTTAAGGTATTCATCAATCAATTTATAAATTCGGCGTATTTCGTAGTCTAAGTTTTCTGGTGTGTGTCTGTGAAGTTTTTCCATTTTACAAGTCCTGAGGAACTTTATTTGATCCGTATAACTCTAAATCAACCGAAGCAACCGCAAAAGATTCGTCGTAAGTGTCTACCACGTCCGCTTGCGCTAAGGTGTGCGAATAAGTTAAATTACCGACCAACGTCAAGTAGGTTGAACCTATAGCCGAAATAACACCTACTTCTTCCCGCGCTCCGCCGTCATTAATAATTATCTTGTGGCCTACAATAAAACCAGTGATTGAAGCAACATATAGAGTGGGCGCACCGGAAGCAGAAGTGGCGTTTACCGTGGTTGTGATTTTATCCTGGTACAACGTAACTTCAATAGAAGACGCTTCACCTCCGCAATCTATTTTTTTAATATATGGAACGTTGGACGTAACCGAAGCATTTCCGTTTTGAATAGTTTTGGTTACGTCGGCAGCATAATCTTTGCTGTATTTAATGTCTAAGTGAGAAACGGTTGATTCGTTTTTATACTTAGCAAATATATTTCTAGGCTTGTACTTGGTGTCGTTTATGTACAGCGGTCCGGTTTTGTAATACGCCTTAATAAAGTTCCCATCGTCACTAGTTCCGGTATACATACGCATTATCTTTGAACCTTTAAATCCATAGATAACGGGTATTGCACTATTACCTACCGTCATAGAAAACATTCCGTCAACATCTGTATCTTCCATATACCAAGTTTTGGAAATAACATTATACGTCAATATTTTTCGAGTGGTTAGTTCCTTAAATCCAACAATTACAGAATCCCTTTGATAATCAGGACAGATAAATGATTTAGCGAGTATCCAGTTAGCCATTTTATCTTTAATATTTGCGTGAATAAAAGTTTTAACATAGCGGTCAATTTCAAATATTCCCCGGTCAGAAATTCCATATACCTTTAAAGACGCATCAGAGCCTTTATATATGCACATTCCGTTATATGACGAAATTCCTCCTGCAATATCATGTTGCACCTGTTCAATTGACGTTGCCGCTAATGATCCATTTAAAAGCAAATATGTGCTTTGCGCGCTTGCTAAAATCGCATAATCTCCGCAATTAATCATGGCCATTACAGGACCATCAAGTGTCAAAAAATCAGTGTCGCTATATCCCGCTTCCGGCGTATTTACTCCACTGCGATAAATACGATTAGGATAAGCAACTCCGTTAATTGTTACGTTACCCACAAACATTTTTGACTTATGCCACATACACGCCTTAGCTTTAGTTATGGGATTAGTTAATCCCGAAAAAGACATAGGACCGGTATCGCCTAGTATTGGATATGAAGCGCTTCCCCAAATTTCAGGAACATTACCGTCCGAGAAAATACACATTCCGTAAGGAGTGTTTTCCATACAATATTCAGAATTGGGATTACCATAAGAGGAAATTATAGTGGCCTTATTATTAAACGCTGATTTAAATATTCCGTAATCAGCGGCAATAATAACTTTGTCTTTATTTAAAAACATGTTTTTAATGCCTGCAGTTCCTGTATATACAGGGAAAATATCTATATTTGAGGTGGCGCGTGAACTTAAAACCTCGCTGTTGTTTATATCGTTTTCCGCAAAAACGGTATATCCTTCGCACCAACCCTCTACAGTGGACTCGGGAATATAGCTTCCAAAATTTAACTGCTGTGTATTCGTAAATACCGCAGCATCGCTATAAAAGTTAGTCGAATTTTCTGTGTATTGAAAAATTTTTTTTACATTATACGCAGAACCAACCGTATAAAACTTAAACTTAAAATCAACTCCTGCTATATCAACCCAGGCCGCACCATTATAATACGCAGCTACTCTAGCACCACCAGGAGCGTAACCACCTCCTGCATTAGAATACATCCACCCGACACACTCGCCAGTGAATGTATTGCCTGTTTCCAAAACAAGACATAAGCGTTTAGTTGTAAAGTTAACCGAAGAAACATCGTGGTAATACCACTGTTCGGTTGTTTTCAAAGCATAAGAATTTATAAACTTTGAACCGGAAGTATATAGCGCAATTCCCGTTGGATGACCAGACGCATCAGAGGCGTATATAGAAATTAAAACTATATTATCTGTTACAGAACCGCGTTTTATACAAAAACCCAAAATAGCATTCTGTACTCCTGTAGTAAGTCCGGAAAGATAAATCTCTTGGCTTAACTTGTTTGCCGTTCCACAATTAAGATATGTTTGTCCTGTAGAAGTGGATGTATACGATCCAGAATTTACATATAAACTGTTTTCTGAGGTATATCCATTTCTTTTATACAATACGCCGTTGTCCTCAAATACGTTTAAACAGTCCGAGGATGCGTTTGCAGGGATTAATCTATCCCCATTGGTGTCAACCAGACCTCCCCAACCAACAGAACCACCGACAACTGTAACGTTATTTTTATTTTCCATTTAAGCCCCTTGCAAAGGTAGATGAAACGGCATAGAACTTATTTCTTCAACGTTATCAACCGATTGCTTCTGATAATCCTCATCATCGTCCGCGTTATATTCCTTAGCCATTTGTGAAAGAATTTTATAAAACTGATCCTCGACCGCACGCATACGGTTATCGTCCATAATCAAATTAGAGCGTTTGGCAGCCCCTAAATAAATTGCTTCCTGAAAGCGAGGCGGGATTAACGGTATATCGTAATCATTAACCATTTTATCTGGATTAACTTTGTAATCAATAATAAACGCCTGGGCATCGTCCGGCATAGGATACAGAGTTAAATACGGATGATTACGCTCAAAATAAACCGCATCTCCTGAAACTTGTCCGGTAATATCCGGATCATTAGTAAACGTTTGAGTAGACTGAACATAATCAGTGACGCGAGACGATAAACTGCGCGTAGTATTAACCACTACCCAATCGTTATAATAATCATTAATTAACGCTCTTGATACAGAGGAAATAACAATGCTTGTAGTTGACGTAGTGGCTTGAGCCGTTGTAGTACCTGAAACCGGAAAACGATACTGTTTATATCCAGAAGGAATCCAATGCACAGCATCCCCAGAATCAACCGGGTTAGGAAATCGTTTCAACCAACGCTCGCGTGGCATCATTAACAACGCGATCTGAGTATACGGATTGGTTATTTTTTCAATTCGCGTATAGTCGCAATCCCAAGGAAGCGCATACGTATCCTTGAAAATACTTGTAGCGTCTGCCGTAATTGCTGTAGAACCCTCAAACGGTCTGCCAATGGTTATATGCGTGGAGTCGGTATATCCTGAAATTTCATATACCTGTCCCTGCAAGTTTATTTTACGTCCAATAAAATCTTCCGTAAAAGTAGTCGCGGTTCCGGTTACCGTTGTAGACGCCAAAGAAACCGCAACAGTTCCAGTTGTATATTCGGCGCTGGATTGTATATATGAACGCTTTGTCAAAAAGTCAAAGTGAAATGAATTGCAAAGCTCCATATAAGCATCGTTAATAATGTCGCCTAAAAAAGTCAATCCCGTGTTGGCCGCAGTATCTCGTTCAATCAGTTGGCTTAATTTATTCTTGAGTTGTATAAAATTTAAAGGTGTCGTCATATTGACCCCTTGCTAATTATTTGTAAGCTTCAAACTTAATTCTCGGTTTAGTGCCTCCGGAATAAATAGTAGTAAAGGTAAGCGATACATATAACCCGGTGTATAATCCATTTGTAGTGGGAGGAGTAAACCTAAACATTTTTTCGTTTTGAGGAAACCCAACAGCATAATCAGATACCACGGAATACGGAGATGGGTTTGAGGTAACTAAAACATTATACACCCCGGTTTCCTCGTAGACAGAAGCAATACGATAAAACTGGTCGGAGCTAGTTAGCTTTGTCCATCCCACTATTGAATTACCATTCCCAGTGACCGCCGTTCCCGTAATAGTGGTTCCGGACATAACCACTAAGGTCGGTTCGCCCATACTAAATATATCCGCCTGAGAAATACCGCAAATAAATACAAGCGGAATAAACATTAAAAGTTTTTTCATGTATCACCCTTTCTTGGTAGGGCCGGGGGGGGGAATACACCCCCGACCCATTCCAAAGTTATTAAGCTACCTTGTTGCAATGCGGATACGACAAGAAGCAAGTCAAATTAGCCGTAGCCGTTCCGGGTTCAGTGTCTTCCAGCCACACTCCATGAATGCGAGTGGTTCCCGCGTCATCCAAAGAACCAGCGGTAGTAGTGGCAAACAAAGTTACATTGGTTGCACACGAAACTAAGAAAGAAGCTTCTGCTGTACCAAAAATCTGATACCAGCCAAACTTATTCGCAACCGTAGCGGCCATTGCCACGCCAACCATTCCACCTAAAGCAGCAGCCGTTTCATCCAGCAGTTCGGTTACCAATAAATCACTGGACAGATACAATTTAACCCAAGAACCAACAGCAGTATTTGCCACACCTTGAGCATAAATATAAACACGTCCATACTTATCTACAAAAGTAGACCCTTGAGTTACGGTAGCCGAAGAATCAACCGTAGTAATTAGACCAGGAATCAAATTCATTTGTTTTTTCTCCTTATTAATTAATTGCCCGTATGTGGATACATAACATACGCGGTAGCACTTCCACCAGTAGCACCAGCAATTGCAATCCCGTGAATAGGTGTAGTCTGGGTTCCTTCAGAATACCATGCTGTTGGATTAATATACCCCGCAGAATTAGTTCCTGCAAAATACTCCACATTTGCCGAATTAGCATAACTAGACACTACAGCTTTACCTTTAACCATAAACCAACCGCAACGACCAGGCGCAGTAGAATCCATTGCGATTGCCAATGGATACCCCTTTGCCGCAACCGTTTCGGTAAGGCGAGTAGCTGAAGTTACTGTAGTTCCAACTGCCGTAACTGCAACTACGTTGTGAGCAGACAATGAAGCTACACCCCAAAGATAAATATATTGGTTTTTATTTTTATCATATCCAAAAACCCCGTTTTTATATTTACCCGTAGGATATGCCGAAGTAGTTACCGTTGAATCTTGCAGCAAAATATCGTCTGCAAAAGCCAAAGGAACAAATGACAAAATCATAAAACAAATAAAAAGTTTTTTCATTTTTACCTCCCAATAGCCATCCAGAAACCATCTTCCGTTCCATCTTCCGATGGATAAACGGTAATGGTTCCTGCGGTGGCCGATTCTTTACATCCTGTAGTGCTGGCCGAATCAGGGGTAACAAAAGCGCAAACTACCTTTCCTAATCCAGTTACGACATTAGTTCCGGCAACATCAACATCTGTATATGTTCCATACGACATATACAATCCTCCACGCAAAGGATTTTTTTCTGTAACAGTGTACGACGCCATGTTTCCTCCTTATGCCGTAACGCCAGTATGTTTACCCTGTGCGCGGCGCTCCGTGGTTACCAACTGCATACGCAAGTAAATTTGCCCTACGTGAGCCAACTGGTTGTACGGCTTAACAAATTCAGTGGACTTCAGGTTTGCCTGACCATCAATAGCCAAGCCAAGCGAATTGCTATTCAGGTAATAAATAACGCCAGAAGTGCAATTCGGGTCCCAAATGAAATCAACGCCATTGAAACGAACCGAAGGAACTCCCAAATCATTTTGACCCTTATCGTTCAAATCAAAATAACCATAAGCTCGAATTGCGTTTTGCATATACTGAAACGTGGTCTGATCGGTAATTGCCAAATCCGGCATACCAGAAGCCTTGCCCTTGGACAAAGTGTTAATCATCGTCTGCACGCCAGCAATGCCACCGGCGGTAAACGAACCAAGCGAAGTCTCGGTAGAAGCCCACCAAGCATATGTTGATTGATTAAGTCCGCCAACCGTACCCGTCGAATCAATTACCAAAGCCAACGGATTGGGCGCATCAGTAGCCAACGAAGAAGCAAACAAATAATCGTTAGCGTTTTTAACAATGGTATTTTTTGCCTGAGTAATTTTTGCGTCAACCAGATTAATCAGTTGTGCATCGCTACGATTCTTATCCACTTCATCCTGTGAATAAGAAACCGAAGCATACAGACGAGGCATGGTGTAAACAGTCTCACCAATAAACTGGTTAGGCGTAGTTTCCACGGTATTATATCCACTAACCACACCAGACGCCGTACTTACCGCATAAGTAAGCGGGCAGCGATACGTAGCCCCCGAACCATCCCAATCAATTTTACCTTTTTTACTAAGCCAATCATAAGCAACTACTTTCTGAAAAATCTGGTCAATAGGTTTACGCCCCTGTTTGTCCAGCGTAGACGAAAGCAAATTATCAATTGTTACTGTAGTTCCAGCGCTTCCCATTTTTTATCCTCCGTGTCTTGGGCCACGGAAAGAACGTTGTTTTTAACCAGCGGCTCGCCTTAACTTTTCAAGCGCCATAGCAGCAGCTTTCTTAGTATTAGACTCACCCTCATCGCTATTAACTCCGTTGCCTTCCGAAATTGGCCGATTGTTATTTAATTTATTGTGCCACATCTTTATAGCTTCTTCTTTACCTTGATTAATTCCGTCTTGACGAGCCTTTTCGATAAGTTTTTCTACCGCCGAAGCTCTACCCCAAGTATAGTAAGGATTGTTTTTAGAGCGAACCTTTTCCATATCTTGCGCCAGTTCTTCGTCGCTTAAACCAAATTCATCTTTAAGCATCTTGCGGCCTTCTGCTTTTACATAGTCGTTAAACTGACTATTTTTTTCTTGTACTTCTTTTTGCTGTAACGCGCGCTTTAAATCTTCAATTTCTTTCTTAACCGACTTAATTTCATCGGGGTCTTCAATATCCGCCAAAAGACGCTTAACCGCTGATTTATCTCCATTAACCGCAGCTTTTACTAGCTCATCGTTTTCGTAAGCGGCTTTAATGTTCCTAGCCACTTCCAACGATTCGGATTCACGTTGCTTAATAGCTTCCCATTCCGCCTTCTGAGCCGCAAGCGACTGCCGTTCTTCCGCCAATGCCTGTGTCTTTTTTGTATAATCAGCCTGTCTAAGTTGCCCGTCCTTTTCTTCTTTTTCAGCAGCTAATTGTTCTGGCGTTTTTACGTCTGTATTCATTTTGTCTCCTTAGTTTCCTGTTTTGAGGTAATCTTTCGATTCTCAATAAAGGTTGAACGTTATGCCGAAGCACGAGTTATTTTGTCCATCTCAAACTTGTGAAGCTCATCACCTTCTTTTTTGCGACGTAAATATTCGGTCTGCATCAAACGAATGGCCTGTTTTACGCGCATAACCTTACCATTATATTCTGTAAGCAAGTTAATCTTTCTAGGCTTGCTATCAAATCCAATTCCAAATTCGAAAAAATCTGCATCCGTTTCTCGAATGCGATCACCTAAAGCTCTATCAACGTTAATGTCAGGAGCAGAAAATTTAGGCTTTTTTGTTACAGGATCAAGTTCTGAATGATCCAACAAATTAGGGAAAGCAGAAATCATGGCAACGATAGGAATATATTGATTCGGATTCTTTGGATCCTGTAAATTTTCCATACGCAAATGCAAATACATTTTCGTACCAAAATCAGGACGCTTAACTAATTCGTCAATTCCTCCTTCGTTTACCTTTTCTTGCAACTTTACCTCTAACTCCTTAATGCGACGTTTTAGCTCTAAATCATTGTTTAGCTCCGCCACTTTATTAACTGGTTCAACATCAACTTCCTTATCCATAATGGGTTCTGAAATAACTTCTACTTCAGGTTCATTAAGGATAACTTCGGTCTCTGTTTTCTCAATTACTTGAGCTTGAACTTCAACCTGTTTCTTATGCCTTCCCATATTCCCTCCTAATTACCCTTCCGGTTGAGCCGGGGGCGTTTGCAAACCTGGCACGTTAAGCTCTGCCATTAATCCTGAATCTAGGGGGCCACCAGGAGCGCCTTCTTGTCCGTTAGGTTGTTGCGCTTGAGGCCCCATACTGCCTTTTGGCAGTAAATCGTATTCCTGCAAAATCATATCTTGAGCGTCCGTCTGAAGGTCGCTAAAGTTAATGCTTACGCTAACCTTTGGCTTTTCAGGCGGAGGTGGTCCTTGCTGTTTAGCTTTCCATTGTTCTGGATTAGGTATTTTCAATCCAGACATAAAGTGCATATGAACCTTATCTTGATCGAACCAAGGATCACGCGCCATTATATTAAGGTTATTCAAAGACTTCTTGTATTCAAACTCTTCATTGGTGGGCAATCCGGAGCCTACGCCAACTTCCAAATCATACTTCCCCGAAACTTCTTTATTGTTCCACTTAACAAATACATTACCTCCGCGATTAACCGTATTATCTTTAAACGCGGGATTACTATAAAAGTATTGATCAGATAGTTCTTTTTCGTTAAATCGCAAATACTCATCAGTTGTAGCGTTTTCTTTAATTTCTTCAATTATTTTTCGGCGAGACTTAATTAAGAACTTATCTGTTATATTTTTATAATCGGCATATCGTGAACGCAGGTACGTATCCATTAACGATGCTTCCGTTGCAGTCTTTTGCACCTGTTCCCCACCACGAGCATTTTGAGGAACACCGGAAAGAATATTAATGAAGTCGCGCACAAGCCCGACTGTCATGCCAAATTCCTGCGGCATATTAGGGGCGTTAAGCGTTTTAATGACATCTTCAATTCTAATGTTTGTTCCTAATGCGTTTCGGTCAAGACCAACCAGACCCATATCTTCGTTACTCTGCAATTGCTGTTTACCCTTTTTATCCAGAACGTCTTTAAAGTAAACAATCTTTGGCAACGCCCGGCGAGTATGTTCGGACAGCCAATTAATCAGAACATTTAAAACCTTCTGCATATTTGCTATTGTTTCGACCATACTCATGGGGTAGTAGTTATCAATCATAGGATTATACATCAAAGGAACAAAAGGGAAACCCCGAGTAATATCAAAGTCATCAACTTTGTGCAATAATCCAGTTCCTGATCCACTAGACATAATGTATATTTTTTCTGTGTTTTTATCGTAAATTTCGTAGTATTTAGGCACATTAGGCATTAAGTTGTTTTCTTTATTAACGCCCGACAAATACGACAAAGACTTTTCAGAAGAGTTTTTCTTTTTAGACTCCGGAGTATATTCCAAAGACTTATCCGACCGCTTGCCAAACACACGAGCAACAAAAGACTTATCTTCAAAGCTTACGCAATCGGGGTCTGGTATCAAATCAATTCCAGAAACGTATCTAAGTGCCGGGCAATCCTTGACTATGTTTTGATTATAATTACCGGACTCGGCAACCCAACTTGTCCAGGCATAACTAAGACCCTGCACAAGACCGCACAAAGTAGCTTGTTTATCGACAGACTCCCAATCAAGCGTATAGTGATATCTGTCCAAAGCGTTTTGCATAAGGAACGCAGATAGAACATTATCTTGTTGCGGAGTTCCCCAGTCTGGGCAGGTAGGCTTTACATAAACGCTTAATTTATTTGGATATAATGCAGGAACATAATTGCGAATAGTTGAAAAGATCATATTCGCGTCCATAGTTTTGCTTTTATCAAATTTGTCAGGAAGGTAGGATAGATCACCGCGCAGCAATCGTTCGCTTTCTCTTGCCTTTTTAACAAATACCTTTTCGTGATACTCTTCTGCCGCCAATACCTTATCAAAAAGCTTTAGGCTTTCGGGGGTTGGAGTAATCTCTTTCATTTGTTATCCAATGGACGTTCGCTCATATTGTTCATCCTCTGGTTCATATTCTTCTAAAAACCGCATGAAGCTATTTGTTTGCGGCCCTTTTTCCCATTCTTCCTGGGCCTCTATCATAAAACCGGGGCTTTTGCTTGGATCAAAAGCAATCCTTCTCGGACCGTCTTCACGCCTTGGTTTAAAAGCTATATCGCAAATATACGCCAGCGCATCAATAACATCGTCGTGTATAGTCGAGTTAGGAGACCACTTTAGTAATTCGTTTTCCAGATCATATAAGCCCTTGATATGGTACACGTAACCGGACTCATATATGGGCTGTAAGCCTTTAATGCGCTGCCCTTTATTTCTGTTATTGTGCTGTAACTCCCTAACGCTTGGCCATACACCACGTTCAGCAGAAGCACGGATCGCACCTTCTTTTAACTGTCCTTGCCAAGTAACGTCCTCTACACCAATTATTACATTTTCGTAATTATAATGCAAGCGAAATATTAATTCAATTATGTCGCTTGGCTTTAATCCTTTTTTTCTTCCTGCTTCAAATATAAACCATTCATTATCAGGAGATACACCAACTACCACCCATCCCGTATAATCCAGACGTCTTTGCTCGGTTAAATTACCACGTCCGGCAGGATCAATAGAAGCAAAAAACTTCAATTCTGTAATTATTACACTTTTGTAATCTTTGTCAGAGTCACTACTTTTGTATAGTATCTTGTCTTGGTTAATGGAAAAGTTTTTGAAATAAGAATGTTTAAACACGGACGTATCATCGTCGCAAGGGTCATTAAGATATTGGCATGCGAAAAAGTATGTTCCAATTTCAATTTTGCGTTTATCTAAAAACTCTTTGGTCAAGCGGTTTGGAAAGAAGTATTTAATTTCTCCATTTTCTTCCCAATAAGCGGAACGAATTAAAATATCGAAATTCTCTTTTTCTTCAACAAGTATATGATTTTCCAAATCCATATGATGCCAGCGCGTAGCGCTTATACTTAAACGTCCATCTTTAGAATCCAACAAAGGCATCAATCCTTTGTAGTATTCAATTATTTTAATTATTTGTTCCGGGGTATTAATGTTCTTTTGGTTATGCGGATCATCGAACAGGATAAGTTTATAGTGGCTACCGACAAGGGAGGCGTCTGCTCCACTAGCCTCAATCGTATACGCGCGAGAAGATATCGTCCTGCCTTTAACGCATATCTGCGTATCGCTCCAAGGGGCTTCACCAACTAAATCTCCATAACAAATACGAAAAAACTCGTGCTTTTCAATAATTTGTTTAATTGTAGCTAAAGACTTAATACTGTTTTTCATGGTATCAGACGTAAGCAAAATAGAAATATTTTTGTTTCTAACTATTTCCCATAGTGCATAGGCCACGACAAGTACAGTTGTTTTAAACGTATCGCGCGGAGTTAAGGTTAGTTTTTTGCTTTTGTTCCAGGTTTGAGCGTGATCGCATAATTCGCGGTGTGGAACTTCTTGTATATCTTCGAATCCTTGAGACTTCCCTAAAATATCATGGCAAAAAAAATAAAAATTTTGCTTACCGGCGTCCGCAATAAGTTTAATATCTTCTTTGGTAAGGCTATATTGTTCGCTCACAAAATTACATCTTCCTCGCCATAATCAAAATAAGCTTTTACTTCCCCTTGATTTTCAAGCTTACGTTCCCTGCGTTTTAACTTTTTAAGTGCTTTTTCCATATCATTTTTAAGTGTGCATACAGGACAATACGGGTTAATTTCTTCATCGAACACATTACCGCAAGAGATACACGTACTCATGATTAACCTCTATTTTTATTTGGTCCTAAATTATCTATACGCGGACGATCCTTTTGATCTTGTGAATATCCTTTATAATCGCCAGAAGACATTCCTCCAACAAATCCGTTACGACGATCATACGTAAAAGTACCAGGAAATGGCTTAACATATACTGGACCAATTACGCGCTTTGATGCTTCACCACATTTAGGACACACGCCCGTAAACGAAGATTCTGACATAGGCCGCAATAAATCAAAGTCGTGTCCACATGGTTCGCAATTATATTGATAAAGCGGCATTTATTTTTTACCCTTGACGGAACGTACCGCAGCCATTTTATCACACATATCATTTTTCTTCATACCATGATCAGCCACCATTTTACCAATTTGCGATGCAGGAATGTTTTTAAAAGACGCTACTACAGCCATAGGTTTGCTATCCTTCTTCATTTTTCCTCCACAATAAGTTTTGCCTCTGTTATCGCCTTTGCCCCTTCAATCATTGCCTTTACATCACCGCTAATATTAATAACCACCTTTTGCTCATCCGTTTCCTTTTTAACCTCACCCACATACAGCATTTCTCGATCCTTATAAGCCGTCAATAAATCCGCCGTCTTTACTTTAGGCGTAGACGAACGCTCTCCGGTAGAAATAGCCTTATCCGCATTCCACGCTTCCTTTAGCTCCATCGTAAGGCATTCCCGGTCCGCTAACAACGTATCCCTATCCGTAGAGTACACCTTTTTATACGCCTCAATGCGTTTTAAGACACGTTCGTCGGCCATCAAGTCCTTTACCCTATCCCACGGCTTCTTAGTGCTTGCAACTCGTCTATACGCTTTAGCCAACTCTTTTACACTTGGATTTTCAATGTGCATCTTAGCCACTTCACGGGCAAACGCATCCGCTTTATACGTTATGTTATTAACCCTTCCACCAACAATACGTCTATCTGGATACGCTTGACCCGTCTGCAAACGGTGTAATTCCAACACCTTATACTCTTCCTCGGTCAATTCAACCGACTTTTTCCCCTCATTAAACTCATCACTCATATACTTTCCTCGCTATATACTTATCTACCGACACATCCTTACGGCCACCACCAGTACGTTTCCTATTCAAAATACAATCCTTTTCCTTTCGCCACTCGCTCCGCATGGCATCCACTTCAGCATTCTTTAAATACGTTCCGCCTTTAAACAAATGCCACGGGCTTTTATTCATTACTAGCACCGTCCCTTCGGATTCTTCGGCTTCTTCTTCATCTTATTCACCACCTTTTTATATTTATGTATATTTTTTCTATTTTCATTTCACACAAAAACTATACAATACCTTGATACTTTTTGTCAACCAACTTTTCTTATTAAGAATCATTACTATATAATGTATACAACCGTTTACTTCATAAATTGAATTAATCAATCTTTGAACTATTCACATTTTTAATTATTCTTAATTTGAACTAAAAAATATTTTATAAATTTTTAAACACTTACCATTTAACTTTTTTTAATTTAACTTAAACATTGTGGGAAAACTAGGAGGAGGTATATAACATATTATTGTAGTGTGCAGGGTGGTGGAGTGGCCTATCTTTTTGGACGTTACACACACTATATATTGCAATGTATGCAGTTTGTGTACATGAATTAGTTAACATAACGTGTGTATAATCAGTGTGTTCAATGAATACCGTTGTATATCAATGATATTGTAAAATTGAATAGTTAACATAATCTTTATTATAGGACGTTTGCTGTATTCTTGCGTGATTTAATGCGTGATTGGTTGGTATAGGTGAAACTGAGGTCATGCAGACGTTAGGTAGACAGCCTCTGTTTGCGCTATTTTATATTATTTAATCCGTTTGTATTGTTTTACGCCGTTTTATACTGTTTGCTTTGTTTGCACTGTATTCACTGTATTCACTGTATTGTGTTAAACCAACGTTACGACTAACCGTGTTATTTACCACCGTAGTACGTGTCTTTACTCGACGTAAGCGTATGAAGGATGTTTGTCACCGACGCATACAGCGCGTACAAACTCATACAACGTCTAAAGACTGTCAAGACTGGTTTTATTATATGTATTAAAATAAGTGTTGTCAATGACTAATTTCTGGCAGTTTTTGAATTTGTTTAATTTATAAGCAAATAAATCTTTTTATTGAGTGCTTAAAATACGTGTGTTTTGATATAAGTTAAGCATAGGTTAAGTGAGGCGTTCTTGTTGTGGCGTTATTGCTAAAGTGAGACGTTTGTGCTTATCTGTGTTCAGGAATATTCTTTGTTTACGTTGTTTGTATCTTGGCATACGTCTTGCATTACACTAGGCATCAAACGAATGGAGGTCACAAAATGAACCGCTTACTCGAAATCATAAAAGAAAACCCGGACGTAACAGATCGTATCTTAGCCTTGCGCCAGTATGTAGCAGATCAGCCACAGTTTTCGCCCATCATGCACACTTATATTAATGCTATTCAGAAGGTAATGCTTCGACGGTCAGTATTGGAACGCTCGCACAATAGCTTTTACGCTTGGTTAAGCCAGGCACAACAAAATTAAAGGGGGATTTAAAATGAATGTGAACGAGGTTATCACACAAAGATTTTTAGATAGCTTGGAAAAGGGAATTGTACCATGGAAAAAGCCGTGGTCTTGCTCGAAAGGGGGAATTAACTTCAACACAATTAAGGAGTATAAAGGCATTAACCGCATTTTAACGGGAATGTCGGGTTTTTCATCGCCTTACTGGTTGACGTTTAAACAAGTTGGAGAACGTGAAGGATCAGTCAAGGCAGGAAGCAAAGGGACGCCGATTATATTTTTTACCAAGGGAAAGAACGAGGATGAAGAAAAAACATGGTCAGTCATGCGCTATTATACGGTCTTTAACGCCGAACAGATTAACGGAATTGAGTTCCCCGCCACAATAGCAGGGAATAAGGAAAAAGAACCAATTGAAACAGCGGAAAAAATTATAGATGGTTTTGTTGGCCGTCCCGAAATTAATTTTGGAGGAAATAAAGCTTGTTATGTTCCCGCGTTAGATATTATTAAATTGCCTACAAAAAACACCTTTTTAAGCTCCGAACACTATTACAATACGTTTTTTCGCGAGCTAGTTCATTCCACAGGACACACAAACCGCTTAAACCGCGAGGGAGTATCTAAAAACATACATTTTGGAAGCGATACATACAGTAAAGAGGAATTAGTCGCTGAAATTGGAGCGTCTTTTCTTTGCAATGAGTCCGGCATACTTGACCAAACTATCGAAAACAGCGAAGCTTATATCCAAAATTGGACTAAGCATTTAAAAGAAAACGCTAATTGGATAATTTCAGCAGCAGCAAGGGCTCAAAAAGGGTATGATTGGATAATGGGCAGGCGAACGGATTTAACCGCCTAGAGTCGCATCCTTGAAGGTATTTAAGGCATTACAAACATAGTCGTCGGACCATAAACGTGGGGGGGATATAAATGAAAAATGATTGTTGCCGAAATTATAGGCAATCAAGCCAAGAACAAGAGCGAATTATAAACAAACGAATTAATGAGTTTCACGGTGATTTTTCCAAAGGTACAGTTAAAATAGACGAAAAAGGACAAGTCTCGGCTATGATATATCCAATTGGTCGTGTTTTTGTTGGTTGGGATATAGATGTCATGAAAGAACTAAAAATTATTTAATCTCAGAGCATGCGCCGCGAGGCGTATAATGAGGCAATCCGGTTGCAAGCCCGGATACATTAACAGGGGGTACGCGATAATGAGAGTTTGGATCATGGCCAGCGACAAAGAGGAACGTTTAACCACACTTAAAGAGTATTTCATGGCTAAACCACAAGTACGAGACTTTGTTAATACACAAAAGTTGTATCATTCGCGCAACGGAGTTAAAATTAAAACTAAAGTGTTTAAAGGAGAGTACCTAAAATGAGTGACACAATCACATTTGAACGCTCTAAACTTATTGAAATGCGAGACAATTATCTATTAGCAGTGGAACGCGGAAAGAAATACAGGCAAGATGCTTATGGAATGCCGGAAAATAACGATGCAGAAAGACGGTCCAAAAGGTTAACGCTTGAAATGTACGAACATAGTATAGGCAAGGCGCAGGGATTAGCAGAGGGTATTGAGGAATTATTTTTCATTGTTGACGGTAAATATCCTCTAATTACAGTTAAGGGGGCTTAATTATGAAATATATTTGGTACATAGCGAAGTTTATTCTTTGGTGTTATTTATTTTATATCCTTTATATCATGGCAGCTTAATTAGTTTCACCTCGCGTGTGTATTCACTCTGTTTAAGTGTTTGCTTAAGTATTCCTTGTTCATGCTCGCAAAGTATTTAGCTTGGTGTTCCGTATCGAATACGTCTACTAAATTGCTTTGTTTATCCTTTACAGTCCATTTATTTGTTCGTTCATTGTGTTCAATCCAAAGATTGTTAATGCTTATTTTTTTAGACATTTTTCCTCCTATGTTGCGTATCTAATTAAATCATCTACCATTTGTTCACCCTTTGTTGGTGTGCGCGGAGGCTTAGGTACTGGTGATTTGTACTCAGCAGCGTTTGCTAGTCTATCCAAGTTTTGCCTAAACATACCAGTTGGTACAAACTTAGATTTTGGCAATGGCCACGCTTTGTGTTTAGTCATGGTTTAATCACCTCCGCTTTAATACATTTGGTACAACGTTTATTTTCTAGAGGATTTTCAAAATCATCAATTAACTTCAAGTCAACGTTAAATAAGTTACAATAATTCCAATCATCTCTAAAACGGCAATTGTCTCCGCAATATTTCCCAGTCTCGTCCGTTTCAATTATACCCTCAACTAAAACTTTACGTTTCATACTTCCCCCTTTGCTTTTTATTTTTCTTTTTCACTTCGTCCGGTTTAATTTCCTTGTAGCAATTTACGCAATACATTTCACCGCGTGCGTGTAAACGTTTGAATGCGTCTACAGTCTTTTGCATAACTGGTAAACCACATTTAAAGCATATCATAACGCAACTCGGA